CAGGCACATCAGCATGGGCTACAGCAAATGCTCGTGGAGAAAAAGATGAAATCCATGTTGCAGTATATGACACAGTTGGTGATATCACAGGTTTTGCTGTTAGTGTTGCTGGACAAAGAACACAATCAGTAATGGAAGTATTTCCAAATATGTCAAAGAACCCTAATGCTAAAACATCACAAGGTTCTAACAACTATTATTCAGATGTAATCTTTGCACAATCAAAGTTTATCTACTGGACAGACCATCTTTCTGCTGGTTCAAACTGGGGAACAGATATTGCATCTGGTACTGATTACACATTAGTATCTGGTGTTGACGTTTCTACATTAACTGGTGGAACTGATGACTACTCAACAACTGCTGGTGAGATTGAACTTGCATATGATAAGTTAGAAGACACAGAGTCATTAGATATCAATCTAGTTCTTGGTGGTTCTTCAAGTATTGTTGCAGATACAGAAGCTGCAATGGATACTCATGTAACAATGATTACTGCAATGTGTGAAACTCGTAGAGATTGTGTGGGATTTGTTTCTCCATATCGTGCTGCTACAGTTGGTGTTGCTCAATCAATAGATGCAACTGCAAATGTTATTGATGGTTTCAATACTTGTCCAAGTTCATCATACATGGTTTTCGATAGTGGTTACAAATATATGTACGATAAGTATTCTGATGTATATAGATTTGTTCCATTGAACGGAGATACTGCTGGACTTTGTGCATTTACAGACCAAGTTGCAGATAGTTTCTTTTCTCCTGCTGGATTTAACAGAGGAAATGTTAGAGGTGCAGTTAAGTTATCTTACAACCCTACAAAGGCAGAAAGAGATCAACTATACAAAGCAAGAGTAAACCCAGTTGTTAACTTTCCAGGCCAAGGAGTTGTACTCTTTGGAGATAAGACTGCATTAACAAAACCAAGTGCATTTGATAGAATTAACGTAAGACGATTATTCTTACTTCTAGAAAAAGCAATTGCGACTGCAGCCAAGTTTCAACTCTTTGAGTTCAATGATGAGTTTACAAGGGCACAATTTAGAAACTTAGTAGAACCTTTCTTGAGGGATATACAAGGTAGACGAGGTATTACAGATTTCTCTGTTGTTGCAGATGGAACAAATAATACTGGGGAAGTCATTGACAGAAACGAATTTGTTGCAGACATCTTTATCAAACCAGCAAGGTCTATTAACTTTATAACTCTAAACTTTATCGCAGTAAGAACTGGGGTAAGCTTTACAGAAGTAGGAGGTTAATCATGGGTAACATAGATGACTTTAAAGCAAATTTAATCGGTGGTGGTGCTCGTGCTAACCAGTTCAGAGTAACATTAACACCACCTTCTGGAATTGCAATCGGACTTGATGTTCGTAGAACTTCATTTCTTGTAACAGCAACAAACTTGCCTGCATCTAATTTAACAGAGATGCCTATACCATTTAGAGGTAGAAACATTTATATTACTGGTGATAGACCGGCTCCAGAGCCGTGGGAAGTAACAGTATATAATGACACCGACTTTATGATAAGAAACGCAATGGAATTGTGGCAAAATGGTATCAATAGTTATGTTGATAATACTGGGGTTATTTCTCCATCTGATTATCAAACAGACTTAACTGTTGAACAGTTGGATAGAGATGATACAGTTTTAAAGAGTTATATCTTTAGAAATGCATTTCCTCTTACAATAGGTCAGATTGATTTAAGTTCTGGTGAAGCAACTGAAATTGAAACATTTCCTATTACTTGGAGATATCAACACTTTGAGCCTTCAGGCGTTAGTTTCTAACCTACTAAATAGAAGACAATAGTAGGAGATATTATGGCTGAACTTTTTGGTTTCAAATTTGAAAAAATAAAAGACTCTGGCTCTCAAGAGAAGTTTACTGAACCTAGTTCAGAAGACGGAACTCTTGAGGTCGTTGGAGGTGGATTTTACGGACAACTCTTAGATACAGATGGTCGTGAACGAACTGAAATGGATTTGGTTCGTAGATATCGTGATATTGCACAACAACCAGAGTGCGATAGTGCGATTGAGGATATCATTAACGAGGGAATTGTTGCGAATGAAAAAGATCAAGCAGTAGCGATTGAACTTGATAGATTAATGTACCCCAAAAAAATTAAAGACAGAATCAGAGAGGAATTTGATACTGTCTTAGAATTACTAAACTTTGATACAAAAGGACACGACATATTTAGACGTTGGTATGTTGATGGAAGAATGTATTATCATAAAGTTATTGATAAGAAAAATCCAAAAAAAGGTATTCAAGAACTTAGGTATATCGACCCTAAGAAAATTCGTAAAGTTAAAGAAATAAAGAAAAAAACAAAGGCTGGTTCAAGTGTAGAACTTGTTGAGGGTGTAAGTGAATATTATCTTTACAATGATAAAGGTTTACATACTGGAACTAATGAAGGTATTAAGATAGCACCAGATTCTATCACTTATTGTCCAAGTGGATTGATTGACCAAAATAGAGGTCATGTATTATCGTATCTACATAAAGCAATCAAACCAGTAAATCAATTACGCATGATTGAAGACTCTCTTGTTATATATAGTGTATCAAGAGCTCCAGAACGTAGAATATTCTATATTGATGTAGGTAACTTGCCTAAGGTCAAAGCTGAACAATATCTTAAAGATGTTATGAATAGATACAGGAACAAACTGGTCTATGATGCATCTACTGGTGAAATCAGAGATGACAGAAATCATATGTCTATGTTAGAAGATTTCTGGTTGCCTAGACGAGAGGGTGGTCGTGGTACTGAAATTACTACATTACCAGGCGGTTCTAATCTTGGTGAGATAGATGACATTCAGTATTTCAAGAAGAAACTATTCCAATCATTAAATGTTCCTATTTCAAGATTAGAAGCAGAGGCTGGTTTTAGTCTTGGTCGTTCTACAGAAATTACAAGAGATGAATTAAAATTTACAAAGTTTGTACAAAGACTGCGTAAAAGATTTACACCAATATTTACTGATATTCTAAAGACACAACTTATTCTTAAAGGTGTAATTACTTTAGAGGATTGGAAAAGGATTTCTCAACACATTCAGTATGACTTCTTACAAGATGGTCATTTTGCAGAACTAAAGAGGGCAGAACTTCTAGAAGACAGAATTAATGCTTTAGGTAGTATCGAATCATACATTGGTACATTCTTCAGTAAAGAATGGGTACAGAAAAACGTACTAAATCTAAATGATGGTGAGATTGAAGATATGCAAAAACAAATAAACAGAGAAGCTGGACTTGATCCAGATGAGGGTGGAGTTAATGTTCCAGATGATTCAGATGGTATTTCAAGATACCCATCTGTTGACGGAACACCAATACCAGCTGATGACGTAGCAAAATATAATGGCGAAGAACCACCAGAAGAAAATGGAGATAAATAATGAGTGCAGAAAATTTCGTAAATGAATTACAAAAAAGTAACAACTTAGGTGCTGAAGATGCATTTAAGTCTGCAATGACTGATAGAGTTGCACAATCACTAGAAGCAAAAAGAAAAGAGGTTGCTGGAACTTTTGTAAAGAACCACATACCAGAAGTAGAGGAAAATGAAACAGTTTAATTCATTATATACATCTCTCCCAGAGAAAGATGAACATAAGAAATCAAAACAGTATAAGAAGCTTTCTCCGAAGATGAAAGACGCTGTTGACGATATTTTTAATAAAATGGACTCTAAACCTTCAGATTTCCTAAATACTTTTGAAAAAACTATTAATCAAGTATCTAAAAAATATAAGGTGCCAGAAAAGGAACTTATGGGATATTTTGAAAAAGAAATGTTAGCATTTTAAGGAGTTAAATAATGTCATTCGTAACAACAACATTGAGAGATACAGTAGTCAATGCACCTAAAGCTGGTGGATTTGTAACAATCAAAGCAGTTTTTGATAACGATACTGCAACTAATCTTATTCTAGACGGAGATGGATTAGATGGATTTGCGAATGGTGCCAAGTTAGATTTAGTAAGAGCGTGGTGGGCACTTACTCAAGGTACTGCTGCTGGAAATACTGGAGATTGTATTATTGAATTTAAGGGTGCATCATCTGATGTTGTTGCATTACATCTTGCTGGAACTGGACACTATGATGGTTCTGCTGGTGCAATCAAAGCAGCTGCAACGAACACAACTGTAACATCTTCTGATATTACTGGACAAACAAGAGGAACTTCTGGTTTCGTAATCTTAGAATTTAGAAAAGACGAAGCATATACTTCATAAAGGATAAAATAATGTACACATTAAAATTAATATCAGAACATATTGACCATGATACTAATTATCTAATCGAACAAGATGAAAAGTCTGGTAAGAAAAACTATAAGATAAAAGGTATCTTTATGCAGGCAGATATTAAGAATCGTAATGGTCGTATGTATCCTATGGAGATACTAAATAAAGAAGTAAACAGATATAATAAAGAGTATGTCAATGAAAATCGTGCATTTGGAGAGTTAGGACACCCAGACGGGCCAACAGTTAATCTCGAAAGAGCATCTCATATGATTACTTCTTTACAACCAGACGGAAAGAATTTTATCGGAGAAGCAAAGATACTTTCAACACCTATGGGTGAGATAGTAAAATCTCTGATGGATGATGGTGCAAAATTAGGTGTATCATCTAGAGGCATGGGGAGTTTAGACCAGAAGAATGGTGCTAACGTAGTGAGAAAAGACTTTTACCTTGCAACTGCAGCTGATATAGTTGCAGACCCATCTGCTCCCAACGCATTTGTTGAGGGTATAATGGAAGGTAAGGAGTGGATTTGGAACAATGGTTTGATACAAGAAGCCGAAGTTCAACAGATTAAAGATAATATTGAAGAAAACCACAGAACTAATAATTCTGCAGCGGATAGTTTAGAGTTCGCAAGGTTTCTACAAAAACTATAATTTATAAATAACTTTATTAAAAGAAAAAAAGGAGAATATCCCCATGGCTAATGAATTAGATAAAACCATTGAGGAATTAGAAGCAGAAGTACTTAGTGAACTTGAAGAAGCTAATGGTGCAGATGCTCCTATGAAATCGGCTGGTAAACCAGACAAGATGGACAAAGCTGAAGGCGAAGTCCAAGACACAGGAAAAGCTGTAGTAGAACCAACACAAGGTGAAGCACCAGCGAAAAAAGTAGCTGCAGCTGCAAAACAAATTACTGGAGATGCTGCACAGAAATCTGCTGGTAAAGCAGACTCTATGGATAAACCAAATGATGCAGAAAAGAAAGCTGCAAAGCCTCTTGCTGCTGGTTTTGAAGCAGAAGGCGATGAAGTTATCGCAGAGATGGATCATCCAAAAAAAGAAAACATGACCAAAGACAAAATGATTAATGCCATGAAAGATATGATGATGGGTATGCATAAAGAGAAAAAAGATGTTATCCAAGCAACATATGATAAAATGATGGCTGCATACGGAGAAGGCGCACACGAAGAAACAGAAGAAGAAAAAGCAAAATCTGAAGCTGTTGAAAATCGTTTAAAGTCTATTGACGTTTCTGAGCATCTTGAAGCATTAATAAGTGGTGAGGGTGACCTTTCCGAAGATTTCAAACGTAAAGCTGCAACAGTATTTGAAGCTGCCGTTAAATCAAAAGTTCGTTCTGAAGTAGAAAGAATGGAAGACGAATATAAATCTGAACTGGAAGAAAATATAAACACAACTAAGGAAGAATTAACAGAAAAAGTTGATTCATACATGAATTATGTTGTTGAAGAATGGATGAAAGAGAACGAGTTAGCAATCGAAAGAGGTCTAAAAGGCGAGATTGCAGAAGACTTTATCTCTGGTTTAAAACAATTGTTTGAAGACCACTATGTTGATGTTCCAGATGAAAAATATGATGTGCTAGAAGCACAATCAGAAAAGATTTCAGAACTAGAAGGTAGAATTAATGAGATGATGGAAGAGCAAATCCAGTCTAAGTCAGTTAATTCAAAACTAGTTAAGGAGCAGGTGGTGTCAGAAGTTACTACTGACCTTGCCGAAACAGAAATTGAAAAGTTTAAGTCATTAATTGAAGATGTTGATTTCTCAAGTGAAGAATCATATCGTGAGAAACTAGGAACTCTAAAGGAAAGTTATTTCCCTAAGACCCAAGTTTTGACTGAAACACTAGATGATGTAGAAACTGGTATCGCACAGGACATTGACACTTCCGACTCAATGGCTGCATATATGTCCGCTATTGGTCGAACAGTTAATAGTGCAAAATAACAATTTTATAAATAGTAGAAATTAAAAAGGAGAAACAAATGTTTCAAACAGAACATCTACAAGAAAAGTGGTCGCCAGTCCTTCAACATCCAGATTTACCAGAAATCAAGGATAATTACAGGCGTGCCGTTACTACAATAATCTTAGAGAATCAAGAAAAAGCTCTAAAAGAGGACAGAAACTTCTTAGGTGAAGCTGCTCCAACTAATGCAACTGGTAGTTCAGTTGATAATTGGGATCCAATTTTGATCTCATTAGTTAGACGTTCTATGCCTAATCTTATCGCATACGATATCTGTGGTGTTCAGCCAATGACTGGCCCAACTGGTCTTATCTTTGCAATGAGAGCAAGAGGAATATCACAAGCTGGTGCAGAAGCACTTGCTGACGAACCTTCAATGTTATCAAACCAAGACGCTGGTTCTGATACTGGTGGTGGAGATATTTCTGGTACTAACCCTTCAGTATTAAATGACAGTCCTGCTGGAACTTATACTACTGCAACTGGTATGACACTTGCACAAGGTGAAGCATTAGGTGATACAACAACTAACGCTTTCGCTGAAATGGCATTTAGTATTGAGAAACATACTGTTACTGCTGTAACAAGAGCTCTAAAAGCAGAATATACTATGGAACTTGCTCAAGACTTAAAAGCAATTCATGGTTTAGATGCTGAAACAGAACTTGCAAACATTTTATCTGCTGAAATTCTTGCAGAGATAAACAGAGAAGTTGTAAGAAACATTTATGTTTCTGCTGTAAAAGGTGCAGCTGCAAACACAACTACTTCTGGTATCTTTGACTTAGATACAGACTCAAATGGTAGATGGTCAGTTGAGAAATTCAAAGGACTAATGTTTCAAATCGAGAGAGATGCCAACGCTATCGGTCAACAGACTCGTAGAGGAAAAGGTAACATGATACTATGTTCAGCTGATGTCGCTTCTGCACTTCAGATGGCTGGTGTTCTAGATTACACTCCTGCTCTTAACAACAACTTGAATGTTGATGATACTTCAACAACATTTGCTGGTGTTATGAATGGTAGATATAAAGTATATGTAGACCCATATGCTGCAAACGTATCTGCATCACAATACTATATAGTTGGTTATAAGGGAACTTCTCCATATGACGCTGGTATGTTCTATTGCCCATATGTTCCATTGCAAATGGTTCGTGCAGTAGGAGAGAATACTTTCCAACCAAAAATTGGTTTTAAGACAAGATATGGTATTGCTGCAAACCCATTCCACACAG